CACCGAGGCTGAAGAGGAAGAGGAACAGTCCGAAGTCAAAGCCAGCGACACAATGAAGGCTGTCCTTGCGGCTCTTCAGAAACTCACCCCCGGCGTCCTTTCCGGCGGTGGCGGTGAAGGCGGCGGATCTCAGGACTTTGACGCCCTGGTCTCCGCCCATATGTCCGCAAATGAAGGCTGCTCCAAAGGCGTCGCTATCCAGGCCGTTGCCAAAGCGAACCCCGAGGCGCACACAGCCTGGCTCAAGAAGCAGCAGAATAAATAACCGCCCGCCCTCCAAGCGAGTGGGCGCAACCATAACCCCATACCAAAGAGGAAATCATCATGACCTGGAATAACGGACCTCTTACCAGAACGGCGGGGACGGGCGGTGTCAACGGGCAGCGCCTGGTGAAACTCTCCTCCGGAACGGTTGTCTACTGCACGGCCACCGCCACCGACGATCCCATCGGAGCCACCCTTGGCTACGCCGCCGCAGGCGATCCTGTGGCGGTGAAGACCCTCAACGACCAAGGCAGCCTGGAAGTGGAAGCCGCAGGGGGCATCCCCTTAGATGCGGATGCATTCGCAGCCGCTTCCGGCAAGATCTCAGCACTCCCCGCTGTCGCTGGCACTTACCGCAGGGTGGGTAAAGTTCTTCAGGCCGCCACCGCCGACGGCGACGTCGTACAGATACTGCCCTACAACGACGGCAAAACCGTTACCGTGACCTAATCCGCGACACCATAAGGCGATGCGGACAACCAATTTCGAACCCGAACCGATGAGGATACCAACATGAGACCGACCGAAGGAACCCCCGTATATCGACCCGATCTGGGTGCGGTTATTGAAGAGGGCCTGGGATTTGAAGACATGGGGTTTATCGGCATGCAGTTAATGCCGTCGCTCCCTGTCCTTGATGATGCAGGGTCTTTCCTTGTGCTTCCGGAAGAGGCGTTTAACTCCATGGAAGATACCTCTCGTGCAGCTCGTGGCGCTTACAACCGTTCCGACTGGACCTATGAGGAGGGTATTTACCATACCCGTGAACAGGGACATGAAGAGCCCATCGACGACTCGGAGCGCAAAAAGCTGGAACGCCGTGCCGGGTCTATCTCCGTGGATAACCTCGCCGTCAAGCGGGCACGGGGTATCATCGCCCGTGGACAAGAACAACGCATTGCAAACCTTATCCAGAACGAGTCGAATTTTTACACCGAATCGGCCTCTGCAGCCATTAATGCCGAATCAAGCCCCGGCAACCCCATTGAAATCGTCAGGGATGGTGTCGCCTATATGCGGAAGACCTACGGCATTATTCCCAACGTGGTGCAGATGAACTGGCTGCTTTTTGAAAGCCTGAAGGTCAACTCGTTTGTGGTAGACCGCCTGAAGTACACTTTCCCCGGCATCGACATTGAAAAGCTTTCCGCTGCTCAGGTTGCGCATATGCTGGACGTGCCCCAGGTCCTCATCGGTGGTGCCCAATACAACGCAGCCACCCAAAACAAGAAAAAAACGGTCACCCTCACTGAATTCTGGGACCCCAACTATATCTTCCTTGGCCTGGTTTCCCACAGCGATGACGAGTTGGACCCCTGTTGCGGACGGACCTTCGTCTGGACCGAGGACAGCGCGGAAGAGCCCGTTGTGGAGACTTACCGCGAAGAGCAGATCCGGTCCGATATTTACCGGGTCCGCCATCAGGTCGGGGAAACCCTCCTGAAATCAGTGGACGACGCCGGCACCGTCGTCACCGACGTCAGTCGGAAATGCGGCATGCTGATCAAGGGTGTTTACACAACCTAACCCCCAACCCTGAGGTCCCCATGAACGACCTGATGGAAACGTGCAAAACATACCTCATCTCCTTTTTCGCCTGGTTGTCGACGGTCTGGCAGTCGGCTGACATTTGCCTGTCTACCGCCACACGAATTCTGGTGTTCGTGGCTCTGGTGGTGAGGTTGTTTGGCACGGACATCCCGGCCGCCATGGACCGCTACCGCAAACGGAGGGCGCGATGATTGACGCTGCTATTGACCGAATCGAAACCTCACGCCAGGGCACCATCGGTGTGCTGCGTATTGACGGGAAGGTTCACAGCTTCACGCTTGAGCCTCCCGATCGCGGCAATGCCCCCGATATCTCCTGTATCCCTCCAGGGCAGTACGCATGCCAGCGTGTGACATCCCCCACCCGTGGCGAGGTGTTTGAGGTGACGAACGTAACCGGTCGGAGCCATATCCTCATCCATATCGGGAACACCTCTCTGGATACTCAGGGGTGCATCCTCCCTGGCCGCAGGGTGGGCCATCTGGAGGGCCTCCGGGCTGTTCTGGACTCCGGAGGGGCTTACTATGACTTCATGCAGATCATGGCCGAGGTGGACGAGTTCCCCCTCACAATTCGCAACGCTTATTAAGAGGAAAATATCATCATGGAAGCACTCCTGATTCAACAGGTTCTGATTCCCCTTCTTGTGGTGGTTTTGGGCCCTATCATCAGCTGGGGTGGTGTGGAAATCACCCGATGGGTCCGCACCAAAACCAAGAACGAACGGGCCGCCGCTCTGGTTCAGCATATCGTCTCCCTTGCGGAGGGAGCTGTCCAGCAGGTGGAGATGCAATTTAAGCCCAAGCTGCCCGTCGAATATTTAAGCCCGTCCGGGAACTTAAACAGTATAGGTCAGCAGGCGGCTCAGCAGGCGGCCCGAAAACTTATCAAGAAACAACTCCCGCGTTCCGGCCTGAAATCTATCGAGCACCTTGTCCCCGATATTGATGCTTTTATCAATAACCAGATCGAGCGTGTCATCGCCACGGGAAAGAGGTGACCATGCTGGACCGCCGCAAAGCCGCCCTACGGCGCATGCTCAACGTATCAGGCACGGACATCACCCTTGACGGTGCTCCCCTCCGTGCCCTGGTGCGGCGCAATGTGGCGGACCAGCCATACAACCGCGTGGATATCACAGTCCACGCCGACGACATCACCGGGGAACCGGTTCATCTCACCCCGGTGATTATCGACGGAACGGAATACACGGTGCTCAATGAGGATAACCTCAGGCCACGTGGCGGCGATGATCGGTGGATCATTCCCTTGGGTGCCGGTCAAACGGCCACCGCACGCATAAAGCGAGGTCGCTATGAACACTAATGACATCACAAACTACATTGTCGCGGCTCTCCATGAAAACCCCACGCTGAACTCAACACTGGCAGGTTGGTACGGCCAGGAGCCAACCATCTTTATTGGTATCAGCGATAAGGAACGTCCATCAGAGGAGCAATGCCCGGCCATTGAGATAGATGTCGCCGGGGGGCAGGCCGGCAGCGAAGAAGATGACGACGGCAACGCCATCACCACCTGTTATTTGGGTATGGTTTTAACCATCCACGATGAGACCGGCCTTCAATCAGGGTTGGACCGAGTGAAGGAGTGGACAGGCTTCAGCCGTCGAGAAAGCTTCCGCCGGCAGGTAATGAACGTCTTATCCGAGTCCTTGGATGAGATCGATGTCTACATCGCCGCCGTCGAGCACGTGAACAACGAAACCGAGGCGTTTCCTTTTTGGCAGGTCACCCTTGCGGCTGCCCTGACACAGCAGGTCACCCTGGGCACAGACCCCATCACAGCATAAGCGAGGTACCCCATGGCAATGGCATCAGGTGCAAAAACAACCATTAAGCTTGGCTTTCAGTCGGGCTTCGGCGTGGTGGCGACAGAAGGGTTTGTCCTCCCCGTCAACTCCATATCCCTCAAGCCCGAACGCGCCAAGGGCAAAGGTGCCACTATCCGGGGCAATATTAACCCCAGCGAGCCCTTTGATGAGGAATGGAACGCCCCGGGTCAGGTGGTGGTTCCTCTGGACAGCGAGTGTATGTTTTTTTGGTTTAAAGCTCTCCTTGGTGCCCCTGCAACAACCGGCACAGGTCCCTACACCCATGTTTACACGCTTGGGTCCGATCGCCTGTTCTGTACCCTGGAGATGTATTTCGGTGATCTCGGTGGAACCAAGAAATACTCCCGGTTCACTGACGTACGTACCACCAGCTTTTCTTTCGGTGTAGGCGAAAAGGGTGAACGTGTGGTGACCATCGGTCTGGCAGCCGCAGACCATAGCTACGAGCTGGCCTCCTTCGACGCCTCCCCCACCACTGTTTCTATGGTGCGCCTGAACAACCGCAACTTCTCAGATTTCAAGCAAGGCGGGGTCACCCTGGCTTCGGCTCTGAAATGGGACCTCAGTGGTGATTTCGACGTTGACGTAGACTCCGACCGCCCCCTGAACCGACACGGTAAGCTGGGCGGCATGGTGGACGGAGGCGCCTCCCTCAACGGCAACGCCACCTTTCAGTTTAAAGATATCACTCAACTCGAGTTGGCCGAGGCCTCCACCGAAACCAGCGTGGAGTGCATCCTGGAAAAGAATGCCAGCGCCCGCCTCGAGGTACTCTGCCCCGAGATCCAGTACCACCTCACCGGCCCTGAAGTTTCCGGCCCAAAGGGCATCCAGCTGCCCATGCAATACGAGGCCTACTACGAAGACGCCACCGAAGGCACGGCGTTGCAAATCAGCCTGACCAACACCTACGAGAACGCTTAGGCGAAAGCCCCGGATGGGGTGAGGATAACAGCATGAGAGAAAAAACGATCAATGGCCGAGTCTTCGAGCTTAACCCCTTAAAGCGTGGGTTCCTCCGGAAAATGAGAAATGACGGCATGCCCCTCGATCTCCTGCCTGTCGAGAAGAGTGAGGAGGCCATGGACTTGATCCTGGAAGAAGCCCTCACGGAAGACGAGTTTAAAGCCACCGACACACTGGATAACCCTGATTGCATCCAGTTGTATCGTGAAATTCTGCGGGAAACCTTCTCTTCACCGGATGAGGAAAAAAACTCCTCGACGTCGCCCGATGGTTCGATGACCCCGGGCGACGAGAGTACTGCGAGTCCTGCACCAGCAACGGAGACTGCGGAGGATGTGACTGGGAAAAGCCCCCGCCCCTCCACCCCGGAAACATAGAGGCTTGGGAACTCTGGACCGAGATCCGGACCCAATGGCGCACCACCGGTTTCGGTCTGGTGGGACTTGATTACACGGTCATCGACAGCGAAGCCGCCCGCCTGGAAATAACAGTCGGGCCAGCCCTGAAACGTAAACTCCGCCTCCTTGAGGCCCAAGTTCTGGAGATGCAAAATGCAAGTGGGGACGATAATCAGGGGAGTGGATCAGCTGAAGAGGGTGATTGACCGCACCCGGAAAGAGCAGGAACGAGCAGCTAACACGGCTATCCGCATTGAAGGCTACAGGAAGAAAAACCTTCTCCAGAAAGAGCTCCGCAAAGGCGCTCCGGGTGGCCGTAGATTTGCGCCCCTATCCTTCATCGCTCAACGCTTCTGGGCTCCGCCAGCCCGCAAAGTCCCTCTTTATTCTCCCGCGACCAACCGCCATGGAGCGAAAGGCACCATCGATAAGGCAGTTCGCTACCATGTGCGAAGCGAACGCCCCTTTACCGTGGCTTTGGGGTTTGTTGGGCCCACAAGCCGATCCATCGCCAAGCGTGCAAGGTCTCAGGGGCTTGAGCGGGGAATAAACCCCAGGCACCTCTCCAGCGGTCGGTGGCGAAAGCTGGTAGAAATGCATCAAAAAGGCTTTGTCTCTCCAGTATCAAAAGCCCAGAGACTGGGGTTTGCCCATGTAGGTGGAGCCCTTGGCAAAATCGAGGGCGGGAATACCCCATTCTTCCTCAAAAAATCCACCACATCCATGCGTACCCCTGCTCGTCCCATCATTGGCCCTTTTCGGCAGCGTTACCGTACTGAGATTGTCCGTAACATCGCCAAGCACTATTCAGCAAAAATGGCCGGTAGGAGGATCTGACCATGTATGGCAATGAGCTGGAAATCGTCATAACAGCCAAGGATGCCGCTGGTGGTGCCTTCAAAAAAACCCAGGGGTATGTCCAGAACCTCACGAAGGATCTTTTCTCCTTGCGAAGTATCCTTACCGGTACAGCTGGCGGTCTTGCCGGCAATATGATCGGCAAGGATTTTATGCAGACAGCCTCCGCCTTTGAGCGAATGGAAATCCAGCTCGATAAAATCACTAAGGGGCACGGGACTGCGGTCCTGGATGAGCTGAACCAATGGGCATTGGACATGCCGGTGAACACCCAGAAAGCCGTGGACAGCTTTCGTTTGCTGATGGCTATGGGCCTCAATCCGACCATTGAAACACTGGAGACCCTTACAGATGTCTCAGCCATTTTTGGCGAGCAAACCCTGTCACGCCTCAGCCTGCAGCTGGGGCAAATGTCCGCCAAGGGCAAGGTCATGTCCCAGGATCTCAATATTATGGCTGAGGCAGGGATTAATGCCCGTAAGTACCTGCAGGATGCTTTCGGGATGACCGTGGAAGAGCTCCAGGGCTCCGGCATCGAAATTTCCAAGATCGTCTCTGTGATTTTTGACGGGATGAGAAAAGATTTCGGCGGCAGCGCCAAGGACATGATGAAGAGCTGGAGCGGTTTGAAAACAGTCACCCGCAGCTACTTTGTGGAACTTGAGCGCCGCGTGATGGATGCAGGGGTGTTTGACGCGGTGAAGGACAGTCTCTCTGAATTCAACGATGAACTGAAAGCATGGGTCGACAACAACGAAGACCTGATCCGGCAAAATGTCCCTATCTATATTGATAATATTAAAGGCTCCGTAGACGGGCTGGTGACCATTTACAACTCACTGCCTTCTGAAATCACCGGTGCCGCCGGGTACGGCCTGGTGGGGAAAATGTTGTGGGGCGGCAACGCTGGAAAGATCATCTTTGTCTCATCTGTCATTAACGATGGACTCAAGCAGATGAACATGAATATCGGATCGATGTCTACTAAGTGGCAAGAGTATATGGCCGCATGGGACAATATCTCAGCCGTTGCGACTGGCCTGCGTGATTGGAACACCGGCGAGCTGATCGCTACCCCTCAGCGGTCCGTGGGGAAAGTGACGGGCTGGCCCAAAACTGATAAAGCTCCAAAAAACGCCTCCAGCACTGTGGATGACATAGCCGCAGGCGCAACGCTGACCGCAGCTGAAAAGGTCGCTCTGAAGGAACGAAACAACCTCCAGGCCGAATTCCAGAAGGAGCAGACGAAGCTGCTGAAAAAGAATGTCGACTGGCAGATTCAGGAAATTGAGCGCAGGGCGGAAGCCTATAGACAGGCAGGTGCTGACTCTGTGGCCGTAACCCAATGGTCAGAAGAAACCATCGGCGCCATTATCGCTAAACACAACGCGGAGAAAACAAAATCATACCAGGCCGCATTCGATGATTACATGGCGCTGGTCTTTGCTGAATCAGAGGCCGTTAAGGAAGCAGCTGAGGAAGAAAAAAAGGCTGCTGAGGAACGTCTCCGCAACTCCCGCCACTGGCGCGACGGCGCCACCCGTAGCCTGAACGATTATGCCGAAGCCTCCACTGATGCTGCCACCCACATGGAAAACGCCTTTGTCTCCGGATTCAACAACATGGAAGACGCCCTGGTGAAGATGGCTTCCACCGGGAAACTCGAGTTCTCTTCTCTTGCCAACTCCATCGTGGCCGACCTGGCCCGCATCACCATCCGCCAATCCATCACCGGCCCTCTGGCTATGGCCATGGGGCAGTGGATGGGTAGCGTTGCTATGGGCAGTTCCTCTGCAAACGTATCGGCCGGTGGGATGTCCTCCTTCGCGGGGGCCCCCATGACAATGGCCGGTGTAAACCATTTGGGCGGTGTTGTCGGTTATACTGCCAATCCAACTCGGTCGGTCCCCTCCTCCATGTTCTCCGGCGCCCCCCGCTTCCACGACGGCCTCATGCCCGACGAGTTTCCCGCCATCCTCCAGCGCGGCGAGGCAGTGATCCCTAAAAATCAGGTAGGGAAATCCGGCAGGCCCGTCACCGTCAACGTCAACGTCAAAAACAGCCCCTACACTCCGCAGGTTTCAGCACCCCGGGAGAATGCGGACGGGTCTATCGATATTGACATGATTTTTGAAGAGATGGAGGGCCGTATGGCTGCCAACGTGGCCGAAGGGCGTGGGCCATTGGCAAGTACCTTTGAATCCACCTACGGTGCTGACCGATCTTACGGAGCTGTCCGATGACCGACACCATGACTCAGGCATATATCGAAAGTTGTGCCAGCAGCCCGACGGGCCAAGAGATCCTCATCACCCTTGAGTTGAACCACCCCGCATGGCCCGAGCCGGTCAGGGTGGTTTATGACCATCAGGATCTGGCCGCACCCCTTGAGGCCGGAGGGACATATGTCGTGTTCCAAAAGTGCAGCTTCGGCCACAAACACCCCAAACAGGGGAAAGATCTCCCCGCTCTGGAAATATGGATCGACAACGTTTCCAAGCAGATTGGCGACGAGATGCAGGAGGCCGTGGGCTACAGAGCACCTGTCACGGTGACGTTGAGAGAGTACTTGTCGGACATACTCGAACAAGGTCCGCAGTATACCTTGTCCGGGCTCAGCCTCAGGAAAGTGAAGGTCATGTTCTCACGGGTCACAGGCACCTGTGGTTTTCTCGATTTTACCAACCGGCGCTGTCCTTCCCTGAGGTTCACGGCGGCCGAGTTCCCCGGGTTGGTCCGGTAGGGTGTGCTTGCGCACCATTTCCAATGACGGCATGAGCGGAGCGAATACAGTGAACGAAGAACGAAGAACAAAAAAACAGGCACAAGAAATTCACTGGGCAAACCAATACATCGGGCTCCCATGGAGTGAAGGGGCTGAAGGTCCTGATGCTTTTGACTGCTACGGCCTCTTTCGTGTCGTTCAGCGCAACTACTTTGGTATCGACATGCCCCCCTTCGGTGAGGTCAACAGAGAAAACCTTCTCTCGGTTATCCGCGCGATCCGTCGCAATCCTGAAAATCGACTCTGGGAAAAAATCGGGGCCCCCGAAGAGGGTTGCCTGGTCAAAATGGCAAAGGCAGATACCCCTGATCACCTCGGCATCTGGATCGATGTTGACGGCGGCGGCGTCCTCCATAGCACCCGTGCCCACGGCGTCTGTTTTGACGATCTTCTGAATCTGACCACTATGGGCTGGCGGGGAATCACATACTACCGGAGGGTGCCCTCATGATCGAATTTTCCCATGTCATGGCGCCTCTTGTGGATGAGGTGTTCCGGTGTGATGAGGCCTCTCCCTGCTCTATCCATGCCTACCTCGATGCGTCGGGTATCAAATTCACTGTCCCTGTGGTGGCTATCCGTATTTTTGAAGATGTCGAACCTATTCCTATTCCCGTTATGAATTGGGATGACCCGATAGCTAAGGGGGAGTGTGTGAGGTTTGTCTACATTCCACAGGGTGGAGGCGGTGGCAGCAACCCGGCCCAGCTGATAATGACTATCGGTATGGTCGCTGCTGCGATGTATTTCCCCCCGGCGCTTGGCATGACCACTGTTACGGCATCCGGTGCAACAGTACTCTCCGGGTCAGGAATTGCATTATCTGCCGGCATCATGGTCGGGGGCGCCGCCCTTATGAACACAATGTTTGGGGTCAAAGTGAGCGATCAAAACCAATCGTCAGGTTCTTCGCTGCAGGCCCAATCAATCGCTACTGGTGGACAGATACCGGCCATTGACTCTGTTATACCCGTCGCCTTCGGAAAAAACACCTGGGCCCCACCCAGAGCCTCGCATGACTGGGTGGAATATATAGCTGTGGCAGAGGACCTGAATCGCACTTGGGATCAATTCGCGAACGTTTTGTTGTGTCTTGGCCCCGGAGAACATGAGATTCACAAAATCGAGATTGGCGGCTCAGATATCAACTCATTAGAGGGTATTTCGTGGCAATATATCCCCCCGGGCGGAACCATTACCCTGCCCGGTTACCATGACAATATGTATACCTCCCCCCATGTCGGTGGTGCAGAGCTATCCAAATATGGGCGAAAATTCTATCAAGGAATGCAATACCTTGAATCAAGCCATCCGCCGGATTTTGGTGCGGGCTGGCCTTCTGACCCGACAATCGATGGGCATTGCATTCTGTATGTCTATCATCCTTCTCCCAATGACTATCCCTATGCCGATTTTGTGGCTGGCGAAAAGGTGATTGTGGCATGGGCCGGCGGATCTATCGAGTTAACATTTCAGGAGTCACGGACGTTCACAGAAGGCGGGATGCTATACGAAATAGCCGTATTCCAAGAAACGTCATTGCCTGCCGGGGCACCAGATGTAGCTGAACGGGAATATACCATCACGGAAAAAACCGATGACTCACGCATATACGTTGGCCCATATCCGGTTTGTAAAACAACTCAACAGGTAGACCAAATTTGCATAGATTTATGCCATCCTTCCGGCTTGTATCGTATGCGTGACGATGGACAGTATGGGTATCTGGCCGCCGACTATAGAGTCGATTGCCGAGCCTTAAGCCTTGACGGCACCCCGATTGGTGACTTTGGAACCCTTGGGGCAATATCATTCAATAGACGCACAATCTCTACTTTTCGGACAACCCACAAATTCACTGTTTCTCCCGGTTGTTATGAGGTCAGGGTCTCAAGGCCAATAGAAAACGCAAACATTAAAGACGTCGACCAATGTCAATGGGTGGGCCTTCGAGGTCGTTTGCCCGCCAAGATGACTTATTCAGATGTTGCTGTTATCCCCATGCGTATCAAAGCGGGGACATACTTGAATAATGCAGTACTCAACGACATCAAGGTCCAGAGTACCCGCAAACTCCCCACCCATAATGGCACCGCCTATACCTCTCCGGTCGCCACCCGCTCCATTGCCTGGGCTATTGCCGATGTCAGCCGAAACTCAGACTACTCCATCGGCCTCTCGGACGACCGTATTGACATCGCCACCCTGCGCGCCCTCGATGCCACATGGGCAGCTCGGGGGGATTACTGTGACGGGATCCTCACCGGAGAAAAAACCTTCTGGAAGGTTCTCTCCATGATGGCACGGTGTGGCCGCGCCATCCCCCAGGTCCCCGGCGGCATCGTGACCCTCAAGCGGGACGAGCCTCAGACCATTAAAAAAGCCAGTTTCCATGTCCGCAACATCGTGCGGGGGTCTTTTTCGATTGAGTACATCCTCTACGAGGAAGACAGCCCCGACGACGTCAACGTCAAATACACCGACTCTGAGACAGGTGAGTCCAAAAGCACCCTGTGCAGCCTCCCCACCGCCGACGGCGTGGCCCCGGCTGAGTTCCCCTTATGGGGCGTCGGCAACCTCCCCCAGGCCCGCCGCGAAGGGCTACATGAAGCCGCCTGCAACATGTACCGCCGAGCCCTGGCCAGCTTCACCGCAGCGAACTATGCCGGCAGGCCCCTGCGCCGTGGCGACCTCATCTCCGTCTCCCATCCCCTGCCCAACTGGGGCGTTTCCGGCGAAGTCCTGGCGGTCGATAAAACCACCCGCACCCTGACCCTCTCCGAGCCCCCCGTCTGGACCGAGGGCGAAGACCACTACATCCAGCTCTCCCAGAAAAACGGGGTTCCCGACGGCCCTTGGCTTGTCACCCCAGGGGCCACAGACGTGGAGGTCATCATGGCCGAAGACCCTCCCGCCTGGATCTACACCGGCGGCCAGCGCCTCCGGACCCCGTTCCAGTTCGGCGCAGGCGACAACTACGAAGCCCTATGCCTCGTCGTTTCTGCAACCCCCAAAGGAACCAAAGGCAATGTCGATTTCGTCGTCTCCCTGGATGACCCCAGGGTCCACCCCGCAGAGGAGACCGCCTGATGGCATCTGAAATCCAATGGCCCGCTCATGTTTTCGGCTATCCGCAAATGCGCGGGTACGGCTATCGAGACCAGGATAACCGCATTCGCACCGAGGTGGAGGCAGGCCCTGCCCAGGTTCGTCAGATGTTTCGTCAGGTCCCCAGTGATTTTTCAGTATCGATTATCATGCCCACGGCTGTTTTCGGGCTCTTCGAATCATGGTACCGCCTCAAACTCGACGACGGCACCGCCTGGTTCGATGGCCCCATCGAAACAGGCGAAGGCATCGCCATCCACACCATCCGATTTAAACAACAGTACCAGGCCCAGCGCCACGGCCCCAGTCGATACATTGTCACGGCCAACTGGGAAGCCGAGCGCCGCCCCGGCCTCACCGAAGAAGAACTCGACACCATCATCGATCTCTACGACCACGACGCCGGTGAGGCGATCGAAGACTTTGAAGATCTTCTCGACGCGATGTCCCTCTGGGACGAAGGAGCATAGACCATGAGTGAGCTCAGACCCAGTATTGAAGCAGTCAAAGAAACCGCTACCGCCATGAAGGCCATCAAAGAGGGTGGAGAATCCGATGTCATCGAGGCCGGTGGTAAAACATATAAAACGATTGCGGGTAATTTGAAGGAAATCACCGACCGTAAAAGTGTTGCACTCGGTGAGCTTGCAGCCAAAGAGTCATCAGCGATCATTGATATCGCCGCCGCCGCCACCGAGGCCCAATCCTCTGTCAACGCCATTATCACCCAGGCCCAAACCAATACCGACGATGCTCTCCAAACTTTCCGAGCGCTCAACCCTCGGGGTGCCTGGACCACCTCAACGGCTTATGACCCCAAAGACCTCTACACCGATTCGGGCGTCACCTACATCGTGGTGGAAACCCACACCTCCACAACCGTAGCTGATGATTTAGCTGCGGGGGATGTGGCGGTGTATCAGGGGGAC